AGTAATTCGCACCCCGACCAATCGCTAGTCCGTATGGTTTTTCAAAGCCTAAACACGGCTAAAGAGTGAGCCTAAAGAGTGGGCTAAACAGCGGTGATCTTGTGAATGCGCCAGCCGTCGCGGCTGATCCATCGACCATATCCAAGGCAGAATTCGCGCGCCGGCGTAACGTGTCGCCTGGCCGCGTGAGTCAATGGATCGCCGAAGGAAAAATCAGAGGTGAGGCTCTCGACGGTGATGGCCGCAATGCGCGTATCCGGGAGGCGGTCGCGGTTGCGCAGCTCAACGAGCGGCTCGATCTTGGTCAGCGTTTCGGGAACGGTCTCGCCACCCGGCTGGACGCGCCAGATGTGGTTCCTGCCGCCGCAGAGACGGCACCGGCCGCAAGCACGGTGCTTCCGTTCCGCAAGGAAGAGCCACTCGCGGACACCGTCGAGAAACAGATCGCGCGTGAGCGCCTGGAGTCGCTTCAGCGGCAAAATCGGGCCGGTGCGATCGACGAGGCGGAGCGCGCCGGGCGCCTGACAGACAGCGAGGCGGTGGCGCGCAGCACTGGCAAGATGGCGTCACAGCTTATAGCGATGTTCGAGGGGGCGTTGCCTGAGTTTGCCTCGGCAATCGCTGCGAAACACCAGATCCCGCATCGTGATCTGTTGCATCTCCTGCGTACCGAGTTCCGAAAGGTGCGAGCCTCGACCGCGCAAGCGTTCAAGCGAGAGGCCGATGCGCTGCCTGAGTTCGCCTCATTTGAAATCGAGGCAGATGAGTCGGCGAACGCCTGATGTGCATCCAATTGGCGAATGCCGAGCGCCTGGCGATGCAGGCGCTCGCAAGAGTGACCGAGCCGCCGGCGCCGGTCGACTATCTGAAATGGGCTGAAGAAAACATCGTCTTCAGCGAGCGCGAGTCACAGTTCCCGGGGCCATATAACAGGGGGCGGTTCCGCTATTTTGATGCCGTCCTGCAGGCGCTGTCGCCGGATGATCCGTGCCGCATCGTGACCCTGATGGGGTCGGCACAGCTTGGCAAGACCGTGATCGCGAACGTCTTCACCGGCGGGTCCATGGCAATGGATCCGCGCGACATGATGTTCGTGCATCCGACCGAAGACAACGCAAGCCGATGGTCGAAGCTCAAGCTGACGCCGATGCTGAAGGGTACGCCTTCTCTCCGGGCGATCTTTCCGGAGAGGTCGCGCGATGGATCAAATTCGATCCTGCTGAAAGAGCATCGTGATGGCCTTGGCGCCATCCTGATATCGGGTGCAAATTCTCCATCGTCGCTGTCGCAGGTGTCGATGGCGCGTCAGGTCCAGGACGACCTCGCGAAATGGGAGATGAATAACGCGGGCGATCCGGAGGCGCAGGCCGACAGCCGGTCGCGCGCTTATGAGTTTGCCAAGATCCTGAAGGTGTCGACCCCGCTGGTTTTGCCGGGGTGTCGGATCACCAAGAGCTTCGATGCGGGCAGTCAGGAGCATCCTTACGTTCCGTGCCCGCATTGCGGCGAGATGCAGGTTCTCGAATGGGAGAACATGCTATCGCACCTCGATCCAGCGGCGCCGGAATTGGCGCATTTCGTTTGCGTCGCCTGTGGATGTGAAATCCAGGAGCATCATCGGCCGCATCTGCTCGCCGGTCTCGAATGGCGCGCACACAACGAGAGTGCAAGGCGAGCGCATCGATCATTCTGGATCTGGTCGGCCTATTCGTATCTGCAATCGTGGGAGCGAATTGCGCGGGAATGGCTGAAGGCCAAGGGCGATAGCGCGGCCGAGCAGACGTTCCTCAATGACACCGCGGGCCGCGCCTATAAGGCACAGAGCGAAGCCCCACCATGGGAAGGGTTGCGCGACCGGGCCGCACAGTCGCATTACCCGAAAGGTCAAATCCCGTTCGGCGCGCTGGTGGTCACGCTCGGCATCGACGTGCAGGGCGATCGTGTCGAGTGGCAGCTTGTCGGGTGGGGCCGGGATTTCCGCCGCTACGTGGTCGATTACGGGGTGATCCCCGGGCACATCACCGATCCGGTTTGTATCGAGCGCCTGGATGCGCTGTTGCGTCAAAGCTGGATGAACGAGGCGGGCCGCGCCATCACCATCGACATGGCGGCCGTCGACGGCAATGCATGGACTGAAGATGTATGGGCGTTCGCCCGTCGTCATCCGAAGTCGAAACTGATCATGGTGCGCGGTCGACCTGAAGATTCGGCGCCGCGAATAGCCAAGGTCAAAAAGGAACGTAACGATCGCACCGGCAAGCTGCTGAAATATGCGGGTCGGTTCTACAATTTCGGCGCATCGGTGATGAAGATGGCGCTGTACCGCGACCTGGTGAAGGACGATCCGGTGAAGCCCGGCTTTGTCTCATTCCCGCGCGGTCTCGATGATGAATATTTTCGTCAGCTTACGGCCGAGTCTCGGAAAGCTGAGAAGCGCAGGGATGGCTTCACTGTTTATCGTTGGGTCAAGGACCCCGGGCAGCCGAACGAGGCGCTTGACACCATGAATCAGGCCGAAACGGCGGCGACAAAGTTCGGCATTCGTGGTCTTCCGGACGAAATATGGGCTCGCTTCGAGCATGAGCGTGAAGCGCCGCTGCAGCCGGATCAGCAGGATATCGAAGACCTATTTCATGCTGCTGCGCCTTTAGTGCCAATGCCAAAACCGGTATCGCGATTCGCCGATCTCGCGCGAAAATTGAATGGGTGACATGACGCCAGCCGCATTAACGCGCACCGGAATTGTAGGCCGCACCATTGATGCTGCCATGCGTGGATTTCGTGCGCCCGCATCGCGGCCGACACCCGGTGCGGCCTATATGCGCAACGAACAGATGCCGATGTTCTTTCGGTGGCATCCTGCGTTGCGCGATTCATCGGATGACGTGAAGGCCGCGTGGCGATTGGCGACCGCGCGTTCGATCGACGTCATCCAGAATAACGGCTTTCTTGCCGGTGCGATCGAGCAATCGTGCGGATCGGTTGTCGGGCTTGGCCTTCGGCTGAATGCGAAGCCGAACGCGGTTGCGCTCGGCTGGACACAAGAGCAGGCGAACGCATGGTCTCGACATGTCGAGATGCGCTTTTCACTATGGACGGAGAATGCGCGGGCCTGTGATGCCGGCGGGCGCTTCACCTTCGGTCAAATTCTCGCGCAGGCCTATCGCCATTGGATGGCGACCGGTGAAATCCTTGCGACACTGCCGTGGATACGGAAGGCAGGAACGCAGTTCGGCACCAAGATCAAATTGCTGCCGGCATGGCGGCTGTCGACGGATAGCGAGTTGCCGGATCTGTGCAGCGGTGTTCGGCTCGATGCGGTTGGTGGTCCGCGCGCCTATCGCCTGAAGTTCAAGAATGGCTACGGTGGCGAGGATCAGATCGAGGTTGCCGCTGAGGATGCCTATGGGCGACCTCTGGTGGTGCATATCTTCGATGGTGAGCCGGACCAGGTCCGTGGCATCTCGCCATTCACATCTGTGCTCAAGGTTACGCGGCAGTTCGATCAACTTGCGGACGCAACGCTGACCACGACGCTGATTCAGACCATCTTTGCTGCGATGTTCAAGTCGGCGGCACCGACGGAAGAAGTGCTGGAGGCGATGAAGAGCACTGCGGAGCAGACCGATCCCGGTATCGCCGGCATGCTGTCGGCGAAGGCCGATTGGTACAAGCAGACCGATATCAATCTTGGTCAGCACGGCAAGATCCTGCACGGCTTTCCCGGCGACGAGCTGCAGTTCTTCCGCACTGAGCATCCGAACGCGAGCTATGAGCCGTTCGCAAAATTCCTGTTGCGTGAATGCTCCCGCGCCGCGGCGATGACCTATGAGGAATTCACCGGCGATTACAAGGGTGCGACCTTCACGTCGAACAAGATGGGCACGACGGTGATTTGGCCGCGTGTGCTGTATCGGCGCCGGCACATCGTGGCGCCGCTTGCGCAGCGTGCCTACGAGGCATGGCTTGAGGAGGATATTGAATCCGGCGGCACGCCGTATCCGGGTGGCGTTCCGGCTTTCCTCGCGCAACGTGAGGCCGCGTGTCAGGCGTTCTGGCTTGGTCCGACCAAGCCACAGGCCGACGACGAGAAGTCGGCGAAGGCCGCGAAGATCAAGCAGGAAATCGGCCTGCCGGATGCGGTTGTGTTTGAGGAATACGGTATCGATCCTGATGATGCCTATGAGCAGGCGAAACGCGAGCAGGATCGACGGGAAGAGCTTGGTTTGAAGCCTCGCATCGCGGCGCCGGTGGCGGCTCCCGGCGCGGGCGCGGGCCGCGAAGAAGAAGATTCCGCTGACGAAGAGTCCGAACAGGGCGATGAAGTGTCGGAACGGGAAGAGGCGTAGATTATGGCCGATCCAGATTGGACCGATCCTTGTGCCGTGCTCACATGGTTGCGTCCGCAATATTACAAGGTTGCAGCCGGTGCGGCAGAAGTCACGCTGAAGCACGGCGATGACGCCGTGACCTTTGGTCAGAGCAATCTCAACGGTCTCGCTGCCGTGATGCGTCAACTCGAATCCGAGTGCGCCGCCGCGCAAGGCGTGCGAACGGGCCGCCGTCGCGCCTTTACGGCGGGCTAACAGGATCATCATCATGACGATGCTGCTGCGGATCGCCGAGCGCGTGATCAATCGGCCATTGCTTGTCCATCCCGACAAGTTGCCGCTTGTTCTCGACGTCTTGCACGGACGGATTCCGCTTGGCGATATCGGTGACCTGAAGCGTATCGCCGATGCGCATATCGATGCGATGCCGAGCGCGGCGCAATCCGTGATGCGCGGTCCGTCGCCTGGCGCATCCCGGTTCGTCGGTGAGGTGTTCGAGGATGATCCCGCCAATCCTGGCCGTAAACGCATGCTGCCGTACCGGCGGACGCCGGATGGGGTTGCCGTCATCACGGTCACCGGATCGCTGATCAATCGCGGAGCATGGGTCGGCGCCAATTCCGGCGAGACCTCCTATGAGGGCATCAAGTTTCAGGTCGATGCCGCGGCGCGTGATCCGCGCGCGTCGTCGATCATTCTGGATATCGAGTCGCCTGGCGGTGAAGCGGTCGGAGCGTTCGAAGCAGCAGATGCGATCCGTGCTGCAGCGAAGGTCAAGCCTGTCATTGCCGTCGTCAACGGCATGGCGGCGTCGGCTGCGTATGCGCTGGCCTCGGCCGCAACGAAGATCGTTACCACGCAGACCGGTCTCGCCGGATCGATCGGCGTCGTCATGCTGCATGCAGACTATTCGCGGCAGCTTGAGCAGAAGGGCATCAACCCAACGCTGATTTTTGCTGGCGCACACAAGGTCGATGGCAATCCGTTCGAGCCGTTGTCGGCTGGGGTGCGATCCGACCTGCAGGCGGAAGTCGACAACTTCTATGCGCTGTTCGTGAAGAGCGTTGCGGCGGGCCGCAAGGGCCTGTCGCCGTCATCCATCCGCGCTACCGAGGCGCGTACATTTATCGGCAAGGATGCAATCGATATCGGGCTCGCAGACGAGCTTGGTTCATTCGAGAGTGTGCTTACCGGTCTCAGCCGCGGCGCAAGCCGCACTTCAACGTCCACATCGAAAGGAAAAAAGATGACGGACACGACAGCAAGTGCGCCCGCCGCCAATGCGGGCTCCGAGTATATCGCCATCGAAGAGCATAAGGCGGGCTGCGCCTCAGCGCGATCGGCCGGCAAGACCGAAGGCGTTGCCGAAGGCCGCAAGGCCGCGCACGACCGCATGTCCGCGATCGTGTCGAGCGAGAAGGTCAAGGGCAAGGTCGAGACCGCGGTTGATCTCGCGCTGAAATCCCCGGACATGAGCGCGGAGGATGTGGTCGCGTTCGTCGAAAAGCTGCCGGCGGCAGCGGCGGCGAGTGTACCGAGCATCGAGACCCGCATGGCGGGGCAGGGTGCAGGGCTCGCGCTCGGTCAGCCGATCAATCCGGGAACCGCAGGCAAGGCCTCGGGCGATATCTGGGGCGATGCGGTGGCCAAGGTGAACAAGCAATACGGACTTCCCGCCGCTTAAGCGGCGTGCTCGCCGAAAACTAGCACAAACGGGACAACAGGAGATTCAAGATGGTTACGGAAACTGTGCATGCCGGCGCGTACCTGATCTGGGAAGCCGCCGAGAAGTTCTCTCGCGAGAATGTGACGATCGCATTGTCGCAAACGCTGATTGCCGGCGAGGTGCTGGGCTCAACCGCGGTCGTGGCTGGGGTTACGTCGTCTGCATCTGCTGATGCGGGCAACACGAGCGGCTCCGGCGCGATCACGCTCGACGTTACCACGCCGGTGGCCGCCGGTGCGAAGAATGGCGTCTATCGCGCGGTGTGCGTCGAGCCGGCATCCAACGGCGGCACATTCGCCGTGTTCGATCCGGATGGCATCCAAATCGGCAGTGTTGCAGTGGCCGCGACGTTCGATAACCAGATCAAGTTCGTTATCGCCGATGCAACCGATTTCGTTGTCGGCGATGCGTTCTCAATCGTCGTGGGCATCGAAGCGGTCGATCTGAACTACAAGGCTCTTGACGTCAGTGCGACAGATGGTTCGCAGCGCGCGGCTGCAATCTTGTTCGAGGCTATCACGACCGATGGTGTGACCAAACTGCCGGCGTGCGTGCATACGCGTGACGCGATCGTTCATACGGACAAGCTCAAGTGGCCGAGCGGAATCACTGCCGCCCAGAAGGCTGCGGCCACTGCCGAGCTTGCTGCGCGCGGCATCATCATCCGCTGACGACTGTCAAGCGCTCACACCTTCACTCTTTTCGATAAAAGGAAATCCTATCATGCTGACTATGGATGTCTTCAAAGACGATGCGTTCAGCGCAACGTCGCTGATCACCGCCGTCGACAAAGTGGGCTATGTGCCGGGGACCTTGGGTATGATCCCCGGGCTGTTCGAGCCGGTCCCGGTGCGCACCGAGTCCGTCTGGATTGAGGCGCGCAGCACGACTGCCGCACTGATCCAGACCTCTCCGCGCGGTACGCCGCCGAACGAAAAGAAAGACGGCGATCGCGAAGCACTTCCGTTCAAGACACGGCGCCTTGCCACGTCAAGCCGCATCATGGCGTCAGAACTGTTCGCTATTCGCGAGTTCGGTAGCGAGACCGAACTGAAGCAGCTTGCCGGCGAGGTGGCGCGGCGTCAGTTCCTGATGAAGCGCGACCTCGATCTCACGATGGAAAATCTGCGATTGGGCTGCATCCAGGGTCTCGTGACGGATGCGGACGGGTCCACGATCTACAATTGGGCGACCGAGTTCAGCCAGACCATTCCGGCGGAGGTGGACTTCGATCTGGACAATGCGAGCCCGGCGTCCGGTGTTGTGCGCAAGGCTTGCACGGCCGCGGTTCGGTCGATCACCAAGGGCCTCAAGGGTATTGGTGGCGGCGCCGTGCGGGTCATGGCGCTCTGCGGCGACAATTTCTGGGACGATCTGACCGCACATCCGGAGGTGCGGCAGACGTACCTGAACTACCAGGCTGCGGTCGATCTGCGTGCGCCGCTTGCCTACGAAAGCTTCAACTATGGCGGTGTCACCTTCACGAACTATCGTGGGACCGACGACGGCTCCACTGTAGCGGTGGGCACCGACAAGGCGAAGTTTTTCCCGGTCGGCGCCGGAATCTTTCAGTGGGCGATGTCGCCCGGTGAACGTTTCGAGCATCTGGGTATGGTCGGTCAGAACTTCTATTCTGCGATCGTTACCGATGAGAAGCGCAACAGCTTCGCGGATGTGGAATTGTATTCGTATCCGCTGCCGGTCTGCACCATGCCGCAGGCGCTGTACCGCGCGCGTCGCACCTGATCCGCAACGATCATTGCCGGCGGCGCAGCGAATGGTTGCGCCGCCGGCTCTTCGGTCACCGTTGAAGGATAGACCTCATGGCCACGCAGATTCTGGCGGTCGCCGATACCGCAGCAACCTCCAGTGATGTTGTTGTCGCTGAGGGCGAGCAGTTGACGGTTGCTCTGAAGGCGGCGACCGGCACGCGAGTATTGCCGAATGCCGCTGTGGAGATTCAGTTGAAGGATGATGCCGGGGAGTATTTCCTGATTGAGACCCTGCAGGGCACCAAGACGGCAACGGTCATCATCGCAGCGGGGACGTATCGCTTCGTTCGTAATGCCGGCGTCGTCTGCGGCGTGTTCAGCGCGTAGTTATACTAATGAGACCGGATCAGGCCGCGCGGCTGTATGACTCGTTGTTTTCGTCGGACAAGGGGTTCGGCGTGGATGAGACAACAGGCGCGCTCTACACCAAGGTTGGTGGCGGGTCGCCGGTCGCCATCCGTGGAATATTCCTGTCTCGCCCGATCGATATCGTGATGAGTGACGCAGCGCCGATTGCCGATGTTATTTCGTCATTCACATGCATGGCTTCGGATCTTCCGAGCGGTGCGGTTGGCGGCGATGCAGGTGATACGCTGACGATGGGAGCGGTCGTTTATCGCGTGCTTGATATTCAGGCGGATGAGGCCGGCAAGGTGATTCTGCCGCTTGGGGCGTCGTCCTGATGGCAAACCATCTTCGTCGGCAAATCCGTGATGCTGTGCAGACGGCAATGACGGGGCTCGCAACGACTGGCGCGCGCGTGTTTATCGGCCGGTATCGATCGCTTGGCCGCGCGTATGATCCATCGCTGCTGATCTATACGCCGCAGGAATCATCCCGCCGCGCCATCAATGGCCAGCCGCCAATCCTTGAGCGGGTCGTGCAGGTGATGATCGAAGGTCGCGTTTCGGGGGCTGGTGAGCCGGACAATGCGCTCGACGATATTGCAAAAGAGGTCGAGGCAGCGATGTGGACGAACCGAGCACTCGGCGGGCTCGTGTTCAATACCAAACTGGTCGCAACCGACACGACGACCGAGGCTGAAGGCGAGCGCCAGAACGGCGGTATCCGCCTCACATACGAAATGACATTCCAGACGCCGGAAGGCGCTGCGGATCAGAACGGCAACCTTGTCGACTGACGGCTGAAATCTCTCTAGCACCGAAGGAGAATGGCGATGGCCGCAACAGAAGCGGAAATCGGTTACGGCGTATTGCTGAAGATGCTCACGGCGACGGGTCCGGATGTCTATACGACGCTCGGCCGGCAACGTGACGTCACGCCTCCGGATGGGTTCGCCGTCGACATGGTCGATGCAACCCACAACGAAAGCACCGACACGACCGAGGAAGTTATTCCCGGCATCGTGCGGACCAAGTCGATCACGCTCGAGATCGAATACAAGCCGCTCAATGCGGCGGGCATTCTGATTCAGGCCGCGAAGCGGCTGAAGAAAACCTTCCGCTCCGTATGGCCTGACGGCCGTTATGTGCAGTGGGATGGCTATATCGAAGACTTCGAGGCGGAAGCGCCGACCGAAGACAAGCAGATCGCGACGCTGTCGATCAAACGCTCCGGTCCTGCAACGCCGAATGCCGCATCCACGCCATCCAATCTTGTGCTGCCGGCGATCTCCGGCGTGCTCGACGATGCGCAATTGCTTACCGCGTTCGAAGGCGTGTGGGCCAACGAACCGACGTCGTTCACCTATGTGTGGGAGAATGCGGGCACGCCGATCAGTGGCGCCACCAGCAAGACCTACACGACGGTCATCGGCGATTCCGGCGAGTCCATCACCGTGGTGGTGACGGCGGTCAACTCGGCCGGCTCGGCTGCGGCCGAGAGTGCGGCCGTTGTGATCGCGGCGTAACGGGGCAAGCGAAAACATGATGTCCAATCCGTTGAGTGAGGTTCGTTTCGATGTGGGGGGCAAGGAATATATCCTTGTCCTCCGCAATTCCGCGATCGTCGCGCTTGAGAAGGGGTTCAAGAAGTCCCTGATCAAACTGATGCAGGAAGATCCTTCGACCGAGGATTTTCTGACGCTTTTCCGTGCTGCGCTGAAGGCTCACCAGCCGGGTCTTTCGGCCGATGAGGCAACCGATCTCGTGCCGCTTGGCGAGGTTGTGCGGTTGCTGGGCGATCTGCTCCGGCTCACTTACGGAACCGGGGAGGCGGATGCATCTGCCGAAAACCCTCAGACGCCGGGCAGTCAGACGGAAGCTGGGACTGGCCCGGCATCCTGAAGGCATGGGTCGAATCCGGGCTTGATCCGGATTCGCTCTGGAACAAGACGCCATACGAGACCGGCATCATTCTCGATGGCCGGAACGAGTTGCTAACACGTGAGCACAATGATCGTGCGTGGCTCGCGTGGCATATCGCACATTTGCCGCGAATGAAGCGATTTCCAAAACTCAAGGATCTGCAGAAAAGGGTCGCGGGGTCTCAACGCAAAGAGATGTCGCCTGAATTGCAATGGGCAATGATGTCGAGGATGGGCTGATCATTCATGGCCGGTAATGCCGTCATAGGCGCTCTGCGCGTTGTCTTGGGAGCGGATACCGCTTCCCTCGACAAAGGGCTGAAGGATGCGCAGGGCTCGCTCGCGCGCTTTGCAACACAGGTCAAGAATGTCGGGCTCGTGGCAGCCGGCGCGCTCGCTGGTGCGCTTGGTGGCACTGGTGTCGCAATCAAAATGGCGATCGATAACGCCGACAAGATGGGGAAGCTGGCGCAATCCTTCGGCGTGCCGGTCGAGGAATTGTCCAGGCTCAATCATGCCGCCGATCTGTCGGGCGTCTCGGTTGAGTCGCTCGGCAAGGCGATGGGCCGCCTGTCGAAGTCGATGATGGAAGTGGCGGGCGGCGCCGAAAACGACGTGTCGCAGACTTTCGCCGCGCTCGGCATCTCGGTGAAGAATGTCGATGGTTCGTTGAAGTCGTCGTCGCAGGTGATGACGGAAGTTGCTGGCAAGTTCGCAGGCATGCAGGACGGGGCCGGCAAGACCGCGCTGGCAATGAACCTGTTCGGGCGTGCAGGTGCCGAACTGATTCCGATGCTCAATGCCGGTAAAACCGGCCTGCAGGAGATGATGGCCGAAGCGGATGCGCTCGGCATCGTGATCGATACGAAGACGTCGAGATCGGCGGAGGCATTCAACGATAACCTGACTCGGCTGATGCGGGTGAAGGATGGCTTCGTCCTGAAGATCACGCAGGAATTGTTGCCGGCGATGCAGTTGCTGTCGCAGCGGTTTATCGATGCGGCAAAGGATGGCACGACGTTCCAGAGCGCGGCGCAGGGCGTCGCCAACATGATCAAGTTCATTGCGTCGGAAGCGGCCGGTGGCATCCTCGCCATCCAGCGCCTCGGTGCTGAGTTGTCGGCACTGTGGAATGTCGTCACCTCGATTGGATCATCGAATTTCGGGTCGGCGTGGAAGCAATTCCAGGAGGCTGGTGCGGAGACGGAACGCCAGTTCGCGAACCTGAAAAACACGGTTGCTGAATTCTGGACCGCTGCCGCGACCAATGCCGAAGCGGGCGCGGCGGAGACCGGCAAGAAGATCGCCGCTCCGATCGTTGTTGCATCCGAGGTCACAAAGAAGGCGGCCTCGGAAGCCGAAGCCGCACTGAAGAAGATCCTCGACGCAGGCAAGCGGACCTTCGAACAGACGCGCACGCCGGCCGAACAATTCTCGCTGACGATGCAGAAGATCAACGAGCAATATAACGCTGGGGCATTCGGAGCGGACACCTACGCGCGCGCGGTTGCGCAGGCGCAGGACAAGCTGGTGCAGGCCACGCCTGCCGCGGACATGCTGGGAACGGCGCTGACGTCCGCATTCGATCGCGCGATTGATGGGGGGATGAAGCTGCAGGATCAGATCACGGCATTGCTGCGTGATCTGGCTAAGATGGCAGCTCAGGCCGCCTTCAAGCAATTGCTGTACGGCAATACGAGTTCGGGCGGTACGTCCGGCGGCCTGCTCGGGGCGATATTCGGTGGCGGGCTCAAGATACCAGCCTTCGCTAATGGCGGCTCTGGGATTGTCGGCGGCTCTGGCGGCATCGATTCCAAGATCGCAATGATGCGGGTCACGCCCGGTGAGCGGATTGATGTGTCAAAGGATGGGAGCGCGCCCGGTGGCGGCGGGGTCGTCGTGCACCAGACCAACCAGTGGACCAACGTCTCCCCCGACATGAAGGCCTATATCGATCAGGCGGTGGCGCAAGGCAATCGTGCGGTAATGAATGCTATCCCGGGCATGCTGCAGAGCCGGCGCGGTCGCGATCCCAACGTGTTCGGGCCGGCCTGATCATTATGGTGACGATCATCACATGGCCTGCGGATGCGCATGTTGCGCAGCGGAGCTTTCAGTTGAAGTCGCGCAATTTCCGTTCGGGCGGATATCTGTCCGGCGACATGCGCAGCAGTGGTCCTGTATCGCAGCGGTTCGAAGCCAAGATCACGCTGCCGACGATGGATCATGTTGCGCAGGTCAATGCCGATCCGGCGCGCGCGAACGCGTCGTGGCGGATCGTGTCGGGGATTCTGTCTGGCATTCGCGGAACATCTGGATTTATCCGCATGGGCGACCGCGCGCGCCGCGGGCCTTACTTCAATCTGGTGAATGCGCCGGTCGGTGCAAGCTGGGACGATCTGTCGACCTGGGACAATGGTGCGTTGTGGGAAGGCGGATATCTGCCATCCTATGTGCATGTCGATGTGCTGGCGGCGCGGGGCGACAATAGCGTGGTGCTCGCTGGATTGCCGGTGTCGACCGCGGCGGTGCTCAATCCTGGCGATCTGTTCGAAGTCAGGCGCAACGGCGTGCCGGCCGATCACGGCATGTTGCATGAGGTGACGCGCGTTGCGTCGTCGAACGCGGACGGAAAGTCGCGCGTGTATTTCGAGCCCGGGCTTAGGGTTGCTGTCGGCGCCGGCGACATGGTGGTGCTGAAAGATGCCACCACGGTGTTTCGTCTCGCCTCCGATGATGAGGGCGTGATCGACGTGAACGTCGCGCTGCATGGCGCGCTTGGTCTTTCCCTGGTTGAGGTATTGCCGCAGCAATGATCTGTCTCACTACACCGGGGTTGATGGAATCAATCCGCAATGGATGGCCGACGGCGGTGCTTACCGCGATCGATCATCCAACCGCCGGCATCCTGCGTTATTGGGATGGTGTCGGTTCGCTGTCGTATGATGGCCAGGACTGGAGCGGGCTTGGGCAATTCGGGCGGGTGATCGGTATCGGTGGGTCGAAGCGGTTGATGCTGCGCACCGTGACCTTCGAATTGTGCGGGCTGCCTCCCGACATCGATGTGCATCTCGATCCGACAATGCGTAATCGTCCGGCACAGGCGTGGATAGCGGGACTCGATGCGCGCGGTCGCAAGGTCAACGGCGTGGCCTATCAGGAGGTCGATGGGCTGGTCGATTATCAGGATTTGAAAGCCGCCGATGACGGTTCGCATAGCATACAGATGATTATCGCCGAGCCGGTCTATTCGATCGAGCGGGCGCAGACACTGGCTTATTCGCCGGAATGGTCGAATTCTTATCTGGCGGACTGGCGCGCGGCGAATATCAGCGGCGACCGTATCACCGGCTATGACCGGATGGCCGAGCTCGCCAACGCGACACGGGCGTGGACGCCAACCTGATGCGGGCGGCATCGTTCGACGATCTGCCGACTTTGGTCGACCTGGCGCGCTGCTATCACGCAGAGGCGCACAGCCAACTCCCGTTCGATGAGGGCCATGTACGCGACCAGTTACTGACGCGGACGGTCGATACGATTGATGGGATATGCCTCAAGCTGGAAAGCAATGGGCAGATCGCCGGTTTTCTCGCCGCCACGACGTCGCTTTTGTTTTCCGCACCGGTAAGGGCGGCGATCGAGCTTGCCTGGTACGTGCATCCCGATCATCGCGGCAAGGGCGAAACGCTTCTGGATTCCTTCGAGGAATGGGGCCGCTGGAAGGGATGCTGGTTCTGCGCTCTCGGCATGAATGAATTGCCGTCCGCCGCACGTAGCGAAGCCCTGGCCCGGCTTTATAGGCGCCGCGGCTATTACTGCTTCGAACGTAGCTTCATGAAGGATATCCGCGCATGACAGTTTCTGCGGGCCAGCAATGTCGCCGGTAGTCTCCACCGCCGTTGCTGCGGCCGTTGCGGCCGGCACCTACACCACGATCGGTGTTACGGCTGCGCTGACCTTGGGTTCGGTCGCCGGCGGCCTCGCGACGGTCGGTGTCGCGGTTGGTCTCTCCTACGCACAGCAGGCGCTGGCGCGCACACAGACCGATCGGGCGGGAACGTCGGTCGGTGATAGTCCGGCCGGCATGAATGCACCGGAGGTGCGCGGTAACGTCAAGCAGGCAACGCCACCACAGCGGCTCATCATTGGAGAAACACGAATTGGCGGCGCGATTCACGTCTATGAGGTTGCGCCGCCCTATCTGTATCTCGGTCAATTGCTTGCGGCATTGCCGATCAGCCGGTTCATCGATTGCTATGTCGGGGAGACTCGTGTGCCGTTCGCCTCGCTGGTGGATGGATCAACGATCTCGCCAATCCTCACGTCAGGCCTGGCACCATATCAATCGCGGCTGTCGGTGGCGCTACAGACTGGAGAACTCGACCAGGGGCAAAATCCGCTGATCGTTTCCGACTTCTCATCGTTCGGGACGCGGTTCCTGACGCCGGGCATTCCAAACGTAATGTCGAAGTGTCACTACGGCAACGATTACGATCAGTTCGTGAAGTTGTGGGGCAATGTTCAGATCCCGAATATCCAGTGGGTGGTCGAGGGCATGCCGCTGCCAGACCCGCGCAACCCAAAACACATTCTGGATTTCGATCCACGCGACCCTGAAGAACTCTATGCCGCGATCGCATCGTGGGATTATTCCAACACGGCTGCACTGGCACAGGGCTTCTGGGCGATGATGCCGTTCGGGCTTGGTGCGGGGCCTGGCCGCATTCGCTGGGATGAGATCGCGGAATCCGCCACCTTCGATGAAGAGATCGTTGGACTGAAGGTCGGTGACGATGGCGTACAGCGCTTCCAGAAGCGTCATACCATCGACGGTGTAGTGTCGCTGAGCGACAAGCCGAATGTGGTCATGGAAGCGATGCTGACGGCGAACCGTGGCTTTATCTCGCAACGGGCCGGCCGGGTGTCGATCATATCATCGCAACCGCAGCAGCCGGTGATCACCATCACCGACGATATGCTGATCGGCGGGTTTGAGTATCGCAACAACAAGCCGAAGAAAGACCTGGTCAATATCGCGCGCTGCCGTTTCGTCGCGCCTGATCTTGAATATCAGGATGCCGAAGGTCCGGTGCTACGGGATGAAACCTACATCGCGGCCGATGGCGAGGAACTCGATCAGTCGGTGCGCATGCCATACACCTCGACGCACCAGCGTGCGCAACGTCTGCTCAAGGGCTTCCTGAGCGATGCGCGTCTCGGAAAGACATTGTCCGTTCGCTGTGACATGCGCGTGCATGGTCTTCGCGAAGGTGATGTGGTGCGCCGCTATTCAGAGACCGGCCGCTATAGCCAGCAGGATGGACTCTATTCGGTTGAGGAATGGCAACTGGCCGAAGACCGCACCGGAATGTCGCTCGCGCTCGCGGAATACGATCCTTCCATATCCAGGAATTGGGTACCGGAAACCGACGAGCTTCCATTCCAGCTTGAAGCTGCCTGACCTGATCCCGGCAAGGACTTAAATGACCGATCATCCCGCGATAGCGGCGGTCCCGGTATCGGGAACGCCCGACCGATCATTGCTGCAAGCGCTGCTTGTCGGGCGCTTCAGCTATGTGTTCGGTGATGCAGAAGATCCGACCGCCTTCGTGCCGACCGGCGCAGGCGGGTCGGTGACGCTGGTGCTCGGCTATCAGGGCAAGTGGTTCTGGTTCGATCCGGCCGATACCACGACCGCGCATGATGGTGTGACCTGCATCGTGACTGCTGGCTCGCCCGGCAATCGCTACAAGGTGTTTGGTCTCGATATCCTGATCACCAGTGTGATCAGCCATTCGGAGACCGCGCCGCCGGTCACGCCGGATTACGGCGATGCCTATCGCGTGGCTGCGGCAGCGACCGGTGACTGGTCCGGACATGACGATGAGATCGCGGTCTGGACCACGCGCGAAGAATGGGAATTCATCACACCGAAGCCTGGCTGGATTGTGTGGACGCTCGGCACCGCACCGTCTGGCTACGATATCGCCTATCACTATGACTCAGCGCAGGGTGAGTGGCTTGCGGGATTCCCGGGGCAGATTCATCCCGATCAGACAATCCCGCAAAGCGCGGTGATCAATTTCGGTAAGTTCTTCATCGTCGAAGACCAGACGACGAATGCGCCACCGGCAACGCCGAATATTCCGACCGCGTATGTAATCGGGCCATCGCCAACTGGCGACTGGACCGGGCATGCCGGCAAGCTCGCGATCTGCGAGGTCGATGACGTCTGGACCATCGTCACACCCGGTGAAGGCTGGCGGGTCTACGACAAGGCGCTGAACCGAGACTTTCAATATTCAGGATCGGCTTGGATATCGGCGAGCGGGCGCTGGCGCCTGAAGCTGACGCAGTTCACATCTAATGGCACATTCACCAAAGACGCGCGCTGTTTCCAGGTGAAGGTTTCGGTTGTGGCCTCCGGTGGCGGGACCACGGGTGGCGGTGGCTCGACCGGCGGTTCGGTTTCGTTCGGGGCTTATCTTAGCGCCACCGGCGGTGCGGCTAACTCTGGCATCAACGGCGGTGCTGGCGGCGCGGGCACCGCATCCGGTGGCATTACATTCGCCGGCAGTCCGGGTGAAACGCTCGAATCCGGCTTCTACGGCGGCATTCCAGGACTCGTGTTTGGAACGAAGGGTGTCGGTGCGAAGGGCTCGACCGGCGCCAACGCTGGTGGTGGCGGTGGCGGCGGTGCCGCGCAGCTCGTGATCGCCGATGCCGATCTCACGACAAACGTGTCGGTGACCATCAACACGAATGGCCAGAATAACGGCTACGTGCTGGTCGAAGAATATATCGAGGATTGATTCAGCATCATGGCGTACGATCCAGTCGATCTGATCGATGGTCTTGCAACAGCCGCGGATGTCTCGAAAGCAGAGACCATCGCGGAATTGAAAGCGGTCGTGCGCGCCTTCGCTGATGCCAATGCGGTGCGGGCGGTGGATCTGTCAGGCCGCACTCGGATCATGGTGGGAGAGTATTTTTATCGAAAGGATACAGAAAGCGTCGCATCGGACGATGGGGTTAACGTCATCATCGACTTTGCCGGCAATCACTGGCTGCTCTCTGCCGGAATCGGTCTCGCCAACATTGTCGAGGACACTACGCCGCAGCTCGGCGGCGCGCTCGATTCCAACGGCAAGCAGATCAGGTGGTCCAAAGGCGCGGACGTCGCCTCGCCGGGCGGCGGCGCAATCACGCTCGGAGATGACGGCAATTACTTTGATATAACCGGCACAAACGCCATCACGTCCATCGTTACCAAGGCGGTCGGCACCGTCGTCAAGCTGCAGTTCGACGCTGCACTGACGCTGACGCATCACGCAACTGATCTGATTCTGCCGGGGGCAGCGAACATCACGACGGCTGCAGGCGATGAAGCCGAGTTCGTCGAATATGCGACGGGGGGCTGGCGCTGCACAAACTATTCTCCGGCGAGCGGAGTGCAGTCGAAGGCAACCGATGCCAATGTCAGGGCTGCCGCATCCAACAAGGCTCTGACATCGGACCTGATTGAGAGCGCATCCGCGATCGTCACCCTCACTGATGCCGCGACTATTGCAGTCGATTGGGATACCGGCATCAACTTCGACGTGACGCTGACCACAGATCGCGCGCTCGGCAATCCGACCAATGGTCAGCCTGGAACGTGGCGCACCGTGCTGGTCAAGAGCGACGGCGGCCCGGACACGTTGACCTTCGGCAACCAGTATGGCGGCGAGCTACCGACCATCGCCGACGTCACGACCACGCAGTTCCACCTGCTCGCGATCTATTGCAAGACTGCGACGCAGTTCCTGGTCATGTCCATCGATGGAAGCGACGCATGATCATTGTAAGGGAATCAGCGCGCGATACGTTCGAACGCGTCGGCGGCGATATGACGCTGCTCAGCCGCGATGGCGAGCGCAAGGCCCCGCTGCGCACCATCCTTGCGCAGAGCTGGAGCGCTGATGAGCGTGCGGCATTCGGTATCTACATCGCAGAGCCTTTTACGGTGCCTGACAGCAAGGTGCGTGTTGGCGCCGAGCGATTCGAGCGCGACGGTTCCGTGGTGCGGCAGGTGTTCGATTTAACTGACGTACCGGGTCCGTCGACCGCCGACATCAATGCCGAGCGTGATCGCCGGGTGGCGTCTGGCTTCATGTTCAAGGGCCTGCTGTTCCAGTCGCGCATCGAGGATCAGAAGCGTATCAATGGGGCGGGGACGCTGGCAGCCATTGCGATCATGAACGGTTCGCAGGTTGGCGACTATCGCTGGCACAACGGCGCATCCGACTTCGTCTGGATATCCGACGACAACCGGCTAGTGCGGATGGATGCATTCGACATTATCGCCTTCGGACAGGCGGCAGCCCGCTGGGAATCGGAACACGTCTTTGCCGCGCGCAATCTCAAAGACATGGTCGACAGTCCGAAGGATTATGCCGATGACAAATACTGGCCGGTACGGGCATGATCGACGCTGCTCCGCCTCCTGCGCTGTGGCTTCCGGCGAAGCCTGCGATCATCCGCCAGGCAGGACTCCTGCGCCCGCCATTTGCCGATCGCCTGCGTTACGCACCCGCATCGTTCCTGCCGGGGATGTTTCCGGGCGGGGCGTTCATGGGTGGGGCGCATGATGTCGTCTCCACGTTCGTTAATGTTGCATCATCTTCTGCGGACAGCGCAAGCCGCAATTTCGGCACGCTCGATCTTGGTGCGACATCGCTTGGAGATTATGTCGTTCTGTGCTTCACCGCGAACGGAATCGCTTCCGGCACGGTATCGAGCTTTGATGTCGGAGGGAATGCGGCCACCGAACTCGCGGATGTCAGTGGCAGTGGTTCGTCAATCGCTCATATCGCCATTGTCAGTCTGCCTGCAACGCAGAACGCCAATGTTACGGTGACGCTTTCTACGTCAATGGCCCGCGCCGGCCTGTCTTGGTTCCGTGTGGCCGATCTCATGTCCGCGACCGCTTATGCAACCTCGATCGAGGCAACGGGCGGGTCCGGTAATATCGATGCGGCGGCTGGTGGCGTATTGATCGGATGCACATCCACGGGCGCAGCCAGCAACAACCGGCATTCCGCAGCCTCGCGTCACTTCGCGGCGGCGGCAAGTTCGCACGCTGTATCGGTCACGATCTCCAGCGGTAATGTCGCATGGACCGGTCTTGATGAAGATTCCGACGTGCAGCCGGAAGCTGCCGACGCCACGAACGCGCATCTTGCCGTGGTGTCGCTGCGTTAGTCGTCAGCGTCCGCTACGCCGCGCATCTTGTGATAGCCATCCGCTCGCTCGGTACCGCAGCGGTATCCGTAAATGCGGCCAATCGCGAAGCTGATGGCGAGGCCGACAAGAGCGCACCCACCGAAAATAAGATACTCCATCACGTTGATCTCCCCCCGGACCGGTCCGGGAAGCGACTGTAGATCCGGCGTTTAGCCGCATGCCCTGAGTCAAATTGACTCACCCCCGGCCTTATCCACCGATCATCTGAAAGCGCTTACCCCAATGCTCCGAGGTGCAACAGCCCATCATGGCTAGACTGACACAAGCCTTGACGCGGAAGCTCACCATGCCGCTGACGATTCCTCTTTCATCAGGGGAATGGGTGAGGCGGAATGTGGGGCCTATCTTGAGGCTCTCCGCAACCTCGATTGCGGAAGGCGCATCAGGCCGCAAGGTCGGCGATCTGTCGGTCTCCAATGGGTCCGGAACCTATACATTTTCGATCACGGCAGATCCTGACAGCAAGTTCACGATCGCAAATGATGTCGAACTGACGCTGGATGCGACGCTGGATTATGAGACGGATGTCTCCCACTCGGTAACGATCGAGGCGGACAACGGGGTCGACGATCCGGTCTCGAGATTGTTCACGATCACGGTCACTGATGTCGATGAAGTGGCGCCGACCGTCTTGTCCTTCAGCCCGGCCGATAATGCGACCCTCGTTGCAACCGACACAGACCTTATTGTCACATTCTCCGAGATTGTTGTTCTTGGGGCATCCGGTGTCATTACGCTCAAGCGCACCTCCGATGACGTGACTATTGACAGTTGGGATGTGTCCGCCGATGAGGGCATCGGCGCGGGCCAAGTCGACGTTTTGGACGGCGACAAACTGCATCTGCATATAACGACCGCTCTTGCTGCGAGCGAAGAGTTTTACATCATCTGGGATGCCGGTGTTGTCGAGGATGTGGCAGGAAACGCGGTAGCGGCCTTATCCACCACGACAACGTGGTCGTTCACGACCGGCATTACGCTTGCTGCTCTGACGGTAGACACTCCGGTGATCGAGGATGCGTCTCCGGAAGATACGCAAGTCGGCAATATCATTGGCATCACGTCTGGATCGACAGTCACGCTCTTCGACGATGCGGGCGGGCGGTTCAAAAAGACTGGAACGGAAATCTTTGCTGGTGCTGTAGCGACGGACTACGCCACGGCCACGTCACATAATATCACGCTGCGAGAAACTATCGGAGATGCCACAAACTCACCGCGCGATAGCGTGATTGCAATCACCGTAGAGGAAGCGGTTGATCTGACGCCAGCCGCGCCGGTCCTCACGCTAACTTCTGCTGCCGGCGAAGAAAGTCCGACCTTCAATGTAGACGTGGACGGTACCAAGCTTTGGGGCGTTGGTCAGATCGACGTAGATCATAAAGATCAGATCGAAGTCGAGGCGCATGAAGACTCAGGCTTTACCTCGCTTGAGGATGAGGACACCTACACCATCCTTGAGGCCGACCTCGGCGATGAGGAATTTGCATTCACGTCGCTTGGCCCGCTGACGGCTGGCGCGAAGTGGTATCGCGCGAGACATAACAACATTGTTGCTGGTGTCGATCACTGGTCTGCGTGGTCAACGGGCGTAACTGACACGGTTGTTTCAACTAGCAGCTATTTCGCTGCATTTTACTCAGCGAGGCAACAATAATGGCCGACAACAGTTCAATCCCCGTTGCGTCTGGCAACGAGACATTCGCCAACGATGACATCGGAGGCGTCAAGTATCCGCGCACGAAAGTGACGTGGGGTGCGGACGGCTCGTCAACGGACACGAGTGTTGCAGCTCCAATCCCATCGACTCCGCAGCCAATCGCATCGGGCGGTCTTTCGATCTTCCGATCCCTCGACCTCGATGAGAGCGAGGAGGAAATCAAAGCCACGGCTGGTTGTCTCTATAAGCTCCGTATCGCAAACTTCGCCACGTCGGCGCGGTATGTGAAGCTCTACAACCTGACGGCTGCCAACGTCACGGTAGGGTCGTCAACAGTCATTGAAACGATTGTTGTCCCGCCCGCGTCGGCTGCAGGAAATCCGACTGTCATCACCGAGAGCTTTGGGGGTGTTGGTCTTGCCTTCGACACCGCAATCTCAATTGCAGCCACCACGGCGCTTGCTGATGCCGACACGGGGGCGCCTAGCGCCAACGATGTCGTTGTGTCGGCTTACTACAAGTAAGGAGCGGACATGGCAACATATTACTGGATCGGCGGAACTGGGACATGGAACGCCGCTAATACTGCTAACTGGTCTCTGTCGTCTGGTGGCACGACAGCCGGTGTAGCGCCGACCACGGGCGATAATATCGTTATTGATGGCCATGCTAGTGGCCTTAACGGCGGGACCATTACGACAGACGCCGACATCGCCGGTATCGCATTCGGATCGCTAACTTGCGGGACGATGAATGGTACCCTGACGATCAACAACCACAATACGTCGTTCGCCTCGGTGTCTACCTCTGGAGCGGGAACCCGTACCATCAACTTCGGCAGCGGGACTATGAGGCTTACCGGCCTAACAGGGGCTATTTGGGACAACGGGACGCGCACAGCTCAGACGTTCAACGAGGATACGTCAACAATCTCTATTGAGGCGTCCAGCACGCCGACAGGTACTCGAACCTTCAGTGCTGGTGCTACCGAGACTTACTACAACATCGCGGTGATTAATTCTGCTCACAACGGGCAGGTGATTAATTTCACGCCCACTGGCGCGATCTGGACGATGAATAACTTCACATTGTCTAATGTTGGCCGCGTTCAATTTCCAGGCGGGACCATCACCGTTAATGGAGATTTTACAATCGCAGGAACAAGTTCATCTCCGATGCTTTTGCATGCGCCTGGCGGCACGAACACCACGTTCGCGCTTGGTGCAGGTAACGACCAGAGCATTTCTTGGGCCGCTCTTAATCAGATAACAGCGACCGGCTCGACGATCACTGCCACTAATAGTTTTGACCTTGGAGCAAACGGCGCGAACGTGACGATCACGCCACCGCAGGTAAATTTTTCTCGCGTGATCGGCGGTTGATACATGGCTGCTAAAGGTCCAGGTCGGGTTCTTCTTGGTGTCGGTCAGCACGATGAGGGCACTTATTGCTTTATGAACCTTGTCAAAGGTGCAACTACCATCTTATCGCAGGGCGGCACCCAATCAAATTGGCCTGGCTACCTCGATGCAAACGGATACCCGCAAGGCGATATCCCGACCAACATACGTTGGTCATGCACGACTGTACCGCAGACGGAATACAGCGGGGATTACTGGATCGAGTGGGACGGGTCGGTCAGCACCGGAGGGCAAACGGGGCTGCAGGTCAACGGACTGTTCGGCCTGCACACGGTCGTAACCGATACCAATAGCAACGTCGTAACAGGTGGGGCCAGCACGAGCGGTGTTTTCTTAGGCGGCTCAAACGGTCGTGTTCGGTTCACGCCGCCAGCCGGCACAACCGGCATTAACATCACTTGCACGGGCGCGAGTTCGTCTGTCGGGACTGCGAACTTTGTCGGGTCTGGCTTTTCGAACTTGAAGCTTTACCGCCACGACCAGAAGACAGAGATGGACGCGGGAGAGATTTTCAATCCCGATTATATCGCTCTTTTGCGCGACGAACTAAACCCGAAGGTGCTGAGGACTGGGCTTTCATGGGGTAATGCGAATGGCAATATCATTAGCCGGTGGGATTACGAGCCACCTGTCGCAGCACTGTCGTATCGGGCTGATTATTTTGTCCCCGGCATCTGGGCTGGTGCGGCGTCATTTGATTCAGGGACCGATACTTATACGGTTTCCGAGCCCACTGATTGGAATGGGCTTGTCGATGGCGCGATGGTTCAGTTTTACGTCAACACGGGGCACGACAATCTCACGGTGCTACCAAAGCTAGTGGTAGGAACGCATGACCCCGTTCCGATTTTTCGACAGTATCTCAGCCGAATGGAGACTTCTGGCGACGACATCGAGGGTAACGGTCCGCTCACTTTAGTTTATGTTGCAGATCTGAACGTCTTCATCCCGCGCGGTGATTTTGGTATCAATGGCGGTTTTATGCCAAGGGTGCCGGTTCAAATTCAGTGCGAGCTTGGTAATAAGCTCAGCCGGGCTGTTTGGTTTATTGTCCCGCACCTCTACGATAACGTCAGTATGCAGACGTTTGTCGAGACTATCCGCGACACACTAGACCCAGGTCTTACAGCGCATCTTGAGTTTACAAATGAGAGCGGCTCGTTCGGCTCGGCTTGGACACAGACTTATTATTGCTGGCGGATGGGGAGCCTAAAGGGGTTTCCGCGCGGCTCTACAAACTCGCATGCATGGTACGCCTATCGTCAGCGTGAGTTGTTTGAAATCGCAAACGACGTTTGGACAGTTGGTGGACGTAGCCGAAGCACTCTCAAGACCGAAGGCGCAAGCCTGATCTACCATTCTCTCTCGTCCACGCGAGACCAGAGGCACGCGGGGCAGGATTTAACGCTCGACGCGAATGACCGCTTCACGACAGGCGACGGGGGTGACATCAGTTGCACCGGGGGCACGGGTGGCGTTTCGAATTCGACGCTGACGGTTACTGGCACGCCTTCCGGCACTATCCGCCCCGGCTACATTCTTAATGGGGTGCTCATTCAGGCATACAGCATCGGCACGGGAGGGGCAGGGACGTACACTCTAAGCGCCCCGCTGAACATCGCTAACGGAACATCTTTAACCTTGACTGTTGGCGATAATACTTTGCCTAATATCCACGCAATCGGTCGATGTTCCAGTACGACGCTGACTATCGATAGCGTGACGGATGGCACAATCGAAGTCGGTCATTTTGTAAACAGCTTTGTCCAGATTACAGGCTTCGGCACTGGTTCCGGAGGAACCGGAACCTATACGGTTGCTGCGCCGATCACGATTACTGGCAGCTATGCAAGCAGCAACACAGACATTTATCTAACGAATGTTAACTCCGGCATGCCGATTGTGAAGGACTATAGCGTCGCTCCCGAACGCCCAATCGACTACACGGACGAGCCGACAATTGGTATGTATTGGAGCGGTGCGATCTTCACCAACGATACTAATCGCTGGTTTGCTTTCCTCTCTGCGACAAAGATTGTTACTGGCGTTACGACGGCGAACCCGCCAGTCGCGTCATCAACCAGTCACGGGCTTGTCGCCGGGCAGAGGTTTGCCCTGTCCATCACGCACAACACCGGCTCGCCAAAGACAATCTCCACTGCAACATGGTCGGGCGGCGTGGTGACTGTCACGACAGCATCAGCGCATGGGTTCACCAACCCATCTACCGCCCGCATAGTTGTGCAGGGGTGTACTCCAACGGCGCTTAACGGCAACCGGATTGCGACCATCACCGGCACCGACACGTTCACATTTGCTCTGACATCAGACCCTGGCGCGCTTACCGTCGCTGGCACTTGCTACGGGGCAACGCCAAGCACGTTATATGCGACCGTCGCGACCCCTGTTAACACTAACGACTTCGCCTTCGAAAACATCAGAGATGCAGCGAACAACTACCTCGGCGACTCGCTGGCCGGTTATGCAGCGTATTCGTCCAGTCAGGCCCTAACACCATGTGCGCCAGGTATCTACGACGACATGATGGCGGCTCTCGACGACTTCGAAAGCGACGACGCTGCCCGCATGGAGTTGGCGTATGAGTGGATGTATGACGACCTCTATGGTGGAACGCGCCCATCCGGGTTAAGTTACGGCGGCGGCAATGACGGAACCTTGATTTCGTTGCGTGGCGACAGGTCTAGCAGCATTATTCGATACTCGGACTGGCAGACTGGCATTCTTGAGTACTTCGACAAGCCGGGTGTGTTCTATGAAGGCGCGTGGGACTCGTTCATGTCTTCGACAAGTAGCGGCACCACAATTTGCGCGGTTATGGGCTATCCCGACACTCTGATAACAAGGCTACAAGCGTTTCGGGACGGCTTCTCGCACAGCCACTGGTGCCAGAAGTTCGTCTATGAGTTCTATGAAATGGTCGAGTCGTTCGACAACATATCCCTTCCGGCCATGCTGAACGAAACAGCGGAAGCGCCAGCCCGCTGGAATGTCATCCCCGAAAACATCTACGAGGAGCCGTTCAAGTCATGGGATGGCGCGTGCTTGTGGAGCAACCAGCGTAAGCGGTTCAGGTCTGTCTAACGCTTCCTGACAACGACGTGCCCCGGCGACACCCGCACCCAATCAAAGCGGGACCGCCGATAAAGACCGACGCCAAGTCCAGCCGCTGTGGCGTCACCTGCTCCGCACTCGTCAATGAGTTCTTTGATAAAGCCGACCATACCGTAATCGTGGCTCTTGTGCCTGCGCTTCACGAGATTCCATCGCGGCCACGAAATGAGCTTGCTGGTGTAACGTGAGGCGAGCCAATTCAGAACTCGCTCGTGCCACATAAAATCAACGGGCGTTGATGTGTAGTGTTTGCCATCAGGATATGACGGCCAATAGCCGGTGCCCCAATCTTCGATGAAGTAAAGCCCGCCAGGTTTTAGATGATGCTCGAACAGGTGCCAGAAGGAAATGCGGGCAAACTGTCCGACATGAGCTGCATCGTCGATGATGATGTCGAACGGACCATGTTCCGCTGCGATCTTGTCCAGTAGCGCGCGGTCCTGCTGTTCGCCTTGATAGGTAACGATCTGCTCGTTATCGAGGCCCGGTATCTTGGGATTAGTATCGAGGCCGACGATACGAGCTTGCGGCAGATAGTCCGCCCAATGCCGGATCGAGTCGCCCTTGTAGATGCCGAGTTCTAGGACGCGCAGAGCCTTAGCCCTGACCGGGCCGAGATATTCATCGTAATTGCGGGCGTAGTGCTCAAGGCCGAATTTGTCGATGCGAACGGCTGTGTGCTGCATGGCGAGAAATCTACCGCCCGCAACCTGAACCCGCAAGTTCAGAGGTAACACAGGTTTAACAACCCGGCGCTGATCGGCGCCATCACCCTGTAAATCTTGAGGTTTCCATGCTGCGATTGCTGTTGATCGCGTGCGCTCTGGCGTGCGTGGGGACTCCCGCTTTGGCGCAAGCCCAGGCCCGATGCGTCGTCACGGATAAAAACCCGTGCTCGAGCTTCAGCGGTCCGTGGGCTCGGCATTACCAGCCAGGTGCCCGACCGTTTGCCTATCGGCATGCGCGGCCGCGAGCGGTGCGGCTCCAGCGGGCGAAGGGCAGGAATATCTTTCGCGCCTATCAGGCCGCATCCTCCTCGGTCTCCTGCCTGACGGCTGATACCCGTGCGGTGCTGTCCCGTCTCGAGGCGCGCGTCGGCAAGGTATCGATCGTTTCGACCTGCCGACCCGGTGCGACCATCGCTGGCACCGGCCGGCCGTCGTTCCATCGCTATGGCAAGGCCGTCGATTTTAGCACCCGCAACAAGGCTGCGGCCATCGCCTTCCTGCGCACGCAAGGCGTCTTCGTGATGACCTATTGCGGCATGTCGCATGTGCATTTCAACACCGGCCAGCACGGTGCGTCCTTCTGTGGATCGAAGGCGCGCTATGCCAGTGCGCGCAAGCGATCGAGGCGGCGATGATCAAGCTCGTCTGGTTCGTCGCCTTCGTCCATGCGCAGGCTGGACCGGGCGTCATGGCGATCGATGAGACGGAGACGTTTCAGGACGCTGCTGCGTGCGATGCTTACGGCGCCAGCATGAAAGACCGGGTCGCGGACTTTGCGCGCGGTGTCGCCAGACTTGATTGGCATGACAGTCTCCGGGTCTCGTTCAAGTGCGAACCGAACGGGCGGCCGTCATGATGATACGCGCGCTTGGCAAGGTCGCGGCGGCCGCGATCGGCGTGATCGTCATCGGATCGTTCGCGCTGGCGGCACTCGTCTTCGTGATGATGGTCGATGTGCGCGGCGAAGAGCTGATCGAGCCCACACCGCAGGAAGCTGAAGACATCAAGACGTGGATTCCGCAGACCTGCTGCCGCACCAACAATTGCTGCCGCAAGGTTGTCGAGTCCGCGCTGATCCAGCTTCGCAACAATCAGGTGCAGGTCGCGACAACCGGACAGATCCTGCCGCGCACCGGATGGTCACAAGACAAGAACACCTGGCGCTGCACCTGCGACTGGAACGACGCGACCAAGCAATGGCTCGTGCATCCAAACGCCAACACCCGCTGCGTGTTTCCGCATCACTCAGGCTTCTGAGGCTCCCTCATGATCCGCACGCTTGCCGCGGCGCTTGTCGCCGTGATGCTCTATGCCGTTCCGGCATTCGCATCGATCGATCTGTTCTGTGGGGTCGGCGACAAGCTGTTCTGTCAGGCGCAGACGCGGCTTGCCGAGAAGACCGGCGGCGCGGTGCATATGCATCACGACTGGCCGGAGGTGGCGCAGCGCCTCGCACGCGAGCGGCCGGCCGTCATTCGCCTGCAAGGCCAATCGCAGGGCTGTGTCTCGATCCTCAAGATCGCGGACTATCTCTATAAGCGCAACATCGCGGTCGATACGCTGATCTGTTTCGATGGCGCATCGGTATTCGGACGCACCTTCCCGGTGCCGAAGAATGTTCGGCATGTCGCACACTGGCGGCAGAGCGTTGGCCTTGGCGGTGCGCGCCTTTGCAACGGCAAGACGATCGGCGGGGTCTGCAAGGAAGTCCGCGGCGCCACCATGATCTATGAACAGACGCTGCGTGCCCGCACGCTGCTGTTCGATCATTACATGGTCGGGCTTGATCCGGATGTGCAGCGCAAGGCTGTCGATCTGCTGGTGCGGAAATGAAGCAATCCTATCCGCTCGCGCAGAAGCTCGTCCTCAAACACGAGGGCGGCAAGGTCGATCATCCGAAAGATCCGGGCGGCCGCACCAACCAGGGTGTGATCCAGCGCGTCTATGACGGGTACCGGCGCCGCAAGAAACAGCCGCTCCGCTCGGTCTACCAGATGACCAATGCCGAGCGCGATGAAATCTACCGCGATCAATACTGGAAGGCGATCCGCGGTGATGAGCTGCCGGCCGGCATCGATTATTGCGTCTATGACGGCGCGGTGAATTCGGGTCCGGTGCAGTCGATCAAATGGCTGCAGCGCGCGCTTAACATGAACCGGATCGACGGTCAGATCGGTGAGGCAACGCTCGCCGCGATCGACAATTGCGATGACCACGACCGCCTGGTGCGGGAGATTTGCCGCCGGCGCATGGTGTTCCTGCGCCAGCTCAAGACCTTTCCGACATTCGGCCGCGGCTGGACGTCTCGCGTCACCGGCGTGGAGCGCGTGGGTCTGCAGATGGCGTCCGGCTTGCGCAAGCCGGAGCCCGAGGAGATCCCGCAGGACGTCGCGGAGGCGGCTGCCGCCAAGGCACCGATCACCGATGCGAGGAAGGCACCGCAGACCGCTACGGCGGACCTTGCCGCGGGCGGTGGCGCGGTCGGCACGCCGACGGTTGCTGCCACCATCGATTCCACCAAAGACGCGCTGACGCCGCTCGCAGGCTCCTCCAAATGGGCTGACACCGCGATCATGGTGCTCGTGGTGATCGGCGCCGCCATCGCTGTCGGCGGCGTCCTGTGGGCGCTCTATGCCCGCAAGAAACGCAAGGAGCGCCTCGATGCGCTCGATCTCGAACCGGAGCTGGCGTGATGATTACCGAGATTGTGCTGGACATCATCACCTCCAACCTGGTGCTCGCGCTCCTTGCGGGTGCTGCCATGCTTGGTATCGCCGGATCGTGGCTCAAGGTGCTGCCGGACGGCTGGACATTGCTGGCCGGCGTCGGCGGCAAGTCCGCGCTGGTCCTGCTTGTCTTCTTGTTCGGTTTCCGGGTGGCGGACGAGCGCCACGAAACTAAGGCACTGCGGATCAAGCTGCAGACCGTGCAGGCGGATCTGAAGGCCGAGAAAGATGCTCGCGCCGATGATCGAAAATATCTCGGCGAGATTGCCAAGCAAAGAGAGGATGCGGAGAAGACCAATGATCAGCTTAAGTCCTACATCGACACGCTTCCGAAGGTCGATCAGTGCATCGCTACTCCTGATCGGCTGCGTGAGCTGCACAAAGAACGTTGACGCTCCTCCGATCGCACGCGATCTGCCATCGCAACCGGCGTTCGCGCAACCGGTCACGACCGCCGATGTTCGTCTCAACGAATCCTGCTGGGTCGCTTATGATCGCAAGCGATCGGGCGAGCGGCGAAACGCATCGATGGTGAAGCGTTATAACGATTGGTATGTCGGCGTTCGGAAATCCTACGGCGGCGTGGCGCGTTGAGACAATGGGGTGGGGCGACCGCTGTGGTCAACGATCGCCCCGTGGCCAATCAACAGACGGATGAGGTCTGCGCAATGACCGACGCTATTCTGACACGCAACTTGTTAACTTTTGCGGTATGCCGATGACGACCGACGAGCATGACGTGCACAGCGGTCCGCTCTCGGAAGACGAGGTCAAGCAGATCCGCCGCATCATCCGGGACGAAGATCGCATGCGGTGGCTCTGGGCAACCGCCCGCATCTGGTCGGCATATTGTTCCGCGGCAATCATCGGGGCCTACGGCCTCTATGAAATCGGGATGAAATTCCTCAAGAGATGAGGCCCGGTCATGTTACTCGCAAGGGACTTCTCGCGACAGATGCTATCGCAGCACATGCTGGCGCTCGCCACATGTCTGGTCCTCATCGCTGCGGTTGCTTTTGATCGGAGGCCGCCACTGCTATTCCTGCAGGGCGAAATCATTCCGGATTCGGTGGCACCAGGCGCGACCGTCTCCGCCCGCTGGCGAACCGAATGGCGCCGGCAATGCATGGGCATGGTGTCTCGCGATATCGTTGGATCGGATGGTGTGATCCGCATCTATGCGCGGCATAGCCTGCGCGTGCCGGCATCGGTTGGGGTTCAATTATCAGACACGCCGTTCGTTCTGTCCAACGCGCTACCGAAAGGCCGTACCGAATATCGAGCCGTTGTGCAGTTCGAAAGCTGCGGATTGACAAGCCGCCTGTGGCCGCTGTCGATCGAGGCACCACGGCTGCTATTTGACGTGCTGTAGGTTTTCCCCTCTCTGGAAGGTGATACGATCCTTGGCCCGGCCGCCTTCACGGTGCGCCGGGCTTTTTTATTTCTCCGGTTGCTGCCCATGAGCGCGGACATATTCATCCGCAGCGGCCCGGCTTGTAGATGTGAACCACACCCGCCCGTCTAAATCCTGCGCCTCCCACATGCCCCAATTTGTGGCAAATACCCGAAGGATATGCTTGCTCATTTCCCCTCCTGCCGTGACTGAAATTAAGCGCACTCGCGGCATTGCCATTGCGCGGCACCCGGTGTTGCATTGTCAGCCTGGCGGAACCACAGACTACAGACTGCGCATTTAAAGGCTATATGGTCGAGTGCCTTCGCCTCTGCCCTTGAAAGGTCGCTGATCTCGTCCCAGAGCAGGTTGGGCTCGCCAGACGACACCAGTCGCTCGGCAAGATTGAGAGCCTTACTGTAGTCGCACGCGCTGAAGTCGGCCATGTTCTCTAACCGGTCAACGCGCATCGGATTGCAGCGGGCGCCAGTAGCTAGGTCCGGCCCCGCGATCTTCCGACCAAGTGAAGTTGTTGCCTGGGCACTCCCAAATGCCCTGTTGCAACGACGCGATCTCGTTGAACCCAGATGGGTTCCAGCGCATGATAAAGCGCCCGCAGTCCTCATCAAAAACTTCGATGGTTGTCCCGTCGCGCGGGGCGGTCTCTATTGGTCGCCAGTCGTCTGCCATCGCACCTGTCCTCTCGGTTGGTGGATTATGGGGAACGCCACGCGAACATCCTCCACGCCGTCTCCACGTGGAGACGTGCGCAGTTCATGAGGTGTTCTGCGCAATGGTGCGCAGTGCACTAAGCGGCGATGTTGATTTTGTTGATGAAAATGGTGGGCGCGACAGGGATTGAACCTGTGACCCCTCCCGTGTGAAGGCCTTTCTGACGCAAGCTGGATCAGTGCTTTAGCCCGCATCGCGCTTGGCCTCCACGACCTGTCCACGTTCCGGCGTCGGGAGCCGGTCAGCACGGCGTGCCTCTTCGCTCTGTTCGGTGTGCACATAGCGGTCAGCGGATTCCGCATCGGCCCATCGTCCGGTGCGCGTCAGCCCGTGGGTGTCGAGATCGCCATAGCGGTGCATCCACGACCCGTAAGTGTGACAGAAGAGGTGAAAGCCACGCTGACGCCGCGGGAAGGCCAGCTTGGCGCCTGCCATCGCCTCAGCGAGCATGGCGTATAGGGCGCCGCCCTTGTGAAAGCGAAACAGCCGCCGGCCTGCATCCCGCTCGAGGAACGGCTTGCCGGCGTCTTCCAGTGATCCGCCGCCCTGGCCTTTGCGGAATCCGAAATGACCGGGCGCGATCAGTGGTCGGCGCGGCCGTGGTGACTGCAGCGCCAGCGCCTCGGTGAGCACCGGCGGCAGATGGCAGCCGCGCGGCTCTCCGGTTTTGCTGTCCGGCAAATATATATAGGCCCTCTCGATTTTAACGTCTGCCAGGCGCACAGCCAGCGCCTCCGATAGCCGCATTCCGGTGTAGAGCAGGAAGCGGCACAGCAGCCCGAATTCCGCGTCCAGCGCGTCCGCTGCGGCGAACAGGCGGAAGGCTTGCTCCGGCTCAAGCCATGACGTCGACTTCTTGCCCTTCCAGCCCTGCGGTCGCTTGATCGGCCGGTCGACGCCTGCGCGCTTCAGGATGGCGGATATCGGGGTGTAGACCTGCCGGTTGCGGGTGGCGGCGCTGCCGTCCGGATAAAGCTCGCCCGCGATGGTATCGATCGCGATCTGGTCGATCGTGTCCAGCGCGCGATCGCCCCACTTGTCCAGGATCGGCTTCACGAAGGTGCCATCGCCGCCGGCCTGCAGATAGGCCACTGTGGCACTCAGGAAGGTTGGACGAGCCGGAGCCTCGGGGCGCTGCTTGGGGTGCTCTCCTCGCTCGGCTTGCTCCCGCTGCGCCGCGAAGATCCGCGCCGCCGCGCGTCGGTCAGCAGTTCCTGTGCTGTCGTCCAGAGCGATCCCGCAGTATTTCCCGCGGATGTAGTAGAATTTCGTTTTACCGGGGCGGGGCGGGACGAGTTTCCAAGGCATCTGGTTCTCTCCGCGAGGCGCCGGGCTTCCTCCTCGCGCTGATAGGCAAGGATGCGGTCCAGGTCGGCGTCTGTAAACCGCTTGCGGTTCCCGTTGGGGATATAAAATGGGATACCGGCCCGGTCTGCCGGGTGCGCCGCGAGCCAAAGCTCGAGCTTGCGGCGGCTGATGCGCAGCCGGCCGGCGGCTTCGACGATCGTCAGCACCGGCGCGCTCACGTCCTCCCCCTCCCGATAGGCTGACCGGTCCGCCGGTCTATGGGGGTGGCGAAATGTCCGTTGCCATTGAGCGGTTTCTTGATGCCGGATGCGATCGTGCCCGGCAATTGCCGTGACAGCTTCTGCCTGATCCCGAAATCCTTGCGCACCAGGTGGTCGGTCTTGGCCTTCAGCTTCCGGTCGGCTTTCGTCTTGTCCGAGTGGCAGGGGGATTCGCAGAGCGGCTGGAAATTGCTTTCGCGATGCTGTCCGCCATTCTCCAATGCGACGATATGATCGCAGTCCCATGCGACGTGCTTCAGGGATCGGGTGCATTTCGGGCAGCGGCGGTTGAAGCGTTCCAGCACGCGCAAGCGTACATAGCCCGGGATGGGTTGATCGTCGTGTTGGCCAATCCATTCCGGGACGGAGCGCATGTCAGGCCTTCCGTCCGGTCAGTACGAGTCGGCGCGCGCGGGCCTCGGCTTGCATGTTGGCCTTCGGCTTTATTGGTGCCGCCCATTCCTTCGCGTTCTTCGGGCCTTGCTCTGCGCCGATCTTGCTCATGTGTTTGCTGCGGTCGGCGGTGTCCCATATGTCTCGCACAAGAACGCCTTCGCCAGCGCAGACGACGCATGTAACAGTCTGCCGCCCGCGCCCTATGGGAAGGCGCCCACTACCATTGCACTCGCGACATTTGAACCGCTGGACTCTCATGTCAGTCCTCGTGTGCGGGCGGCGGCTTGTGACCATTTAGCCGCTCTACATAGGATTGCGTGAGTTCGACGCTCGTGTTGGCTCGTCGCCACTGTCGGCGGCCATCATGGCTTTCGTAAAGTTCTTCGATGCACGCACCGAAGAAAGCGGAGCGGATGCGAAGCCGTCCGGTAGGCATCCATTCCCAGTGCGTACGCTCTTGGCTGCTTGGCATCACTTCACCATCCGCGCGCACTTGAAGCTGTAGACCTTGTCGTCGAAGCTGATATCGCCGGTGATGATCGCGTGGGCCGGACGGCTGCCGATCACTTCCGCGACGGTCGGAAGCTTCGAGTCGTAATACTCATTGAGTTCGTCGATACCTTTCAGGATATCGCCCTGACCGGCGGCAATCACCGCCATCACGACCTGATGCAGAAGTCCTGCCTCGATGCAGGCGTTCGGCGCAATCCTGCGGCCTCCGACCATGTCGATAATAGCTTTCGCCAGTGCCGACATTTGGGCGCCACTGGCGCCGTCAACCCAATGAAGATCAGTCGATCCGCCTTCATCTCCCGTGCCTTCGCGGTTAATCCAAATCTCAAACTTTCCCCCCGACTCAGAGACTGAGACCTCGCCGTTTCCTACGATCAACCCACCCATCACATCGCCCTCGCATGTCTCATCACCGCTTTATTGCGGCCCAATTCGTCGAACTCACCATCGCCCTGGCGCTGCTCGTCTTCGTGCTCTCGCTTGTGATCCGGGCATAGCCAGAGTCCACATGCCGTCTGTTCAAAAGCTGGCTCACGGCAGATGCGGATTTCACATTCGGGGGGAGGGGTCATGGCTTGCGCTCGCCCTGTTCCAGCGCTTCCATCGCGCGCGCGAATGATTTGCGAACGGACTTGCCGTTATGAACCAGCCGCCCGGCCTTCACACCATTGAGCGTCGATATCGCTTGGCATAGGGCGCCCTTGATCGTGTCGTAGCGCTCGCGCTCATCCTTCAGCGCAGCAACGATTGCATCGTAGGCGAAGTGTTGCTCGCCGATCATCCGGCCTTTCACCATCCGGTTCGATGAAAAGCTAAGGCCGTTGACGATCTCGGTTGCGGTCTCTTCGACTGGCTTTCTCACGTCCCCTCCGTCCTGTTCAATCTGAGTGAAGTGGTCATGGTTTCAGGCGACCTCTGCCGATGGGCTTCGTTCGGTGCGGTCATCGGAACGGTTGGCCGTGGGTGAGTTCGCAAGCGTGTCGATGTTCTGCTTGTGCACGGTGAAGGTGAGGGCGACGACGTAGGGGTTGGCGGTCCAAGCCTCGTCGCCGTGAAGGCTCGCCCAAAGCGCGGCGAACGCTACTAATGGGTGTGCTGCCGGTCCGGCCCAAGCGGCAACGCCTTCGGCCTCCGCGTCCGCCTCGCTGATATTCTGCAGCCGTCCGACCTTCACTCCGGTCACGACCATCGTGACGCGGGACGCCCATCGCGGCATGTGGATGGACGGGCGCCAGCGCGAAAGCGTGTCCCCGTCCGCTGCGTAGTTCACGATGATGGGGTCTTCGGGCGACGCTTGGCAAAACGTGCCATCCGCCTGCTTTACTGAGGCGCGCGTGATTACACCTCCTCCTCCGGTCCGGCGCCCCCAATGCGCCGCAAAGTTCTCCCGCACCCATAGGCGGTCGCCGACCTTCCACGGCATGAGGTTGAGGAAGTCGGCCTCCAGCATGATGCGCCCGCCGACGACGCCGCTGACATTCCAGTGCTGCGGGAATTTGGGGCCGCAGTCGTAGGCTTGCCGAATGCGCTTCGGGAGCAGCCGCAGCGTCATGGTCTTGCGACCGTCCAGCAGCGCACGGACCATCGGTCCTGAGAAGATGATCGGGATATCTTTCGTCACGTCTCCCCCAATGGTCTTGTCGCACCCGCCGCCTCGGCAAGATGCCGCGCGATACGATGGCGATGATCGGCGTTTGCGTCGAACCGTTCCGAGTAGAGCCTCGTCGACCAGCCGCAGGTGCAATGAACGGTGCGGAAATATCGGCTGGCGCCTGCCGCAGTCCAGATCACATGCAGGCCCATCTCGTTTGCGATCTGCTGTGCCACCTGATGGGCATAGGCCTTGCCGTCCGGCATGAGGACGTGCCAGCGATTGCCTTCCGCGCGCTCGACCAGGCGAAGATCCCGGAGCACTGCGAAGTCATGGACATTGAAACGCACGGTCGAAGCCTTGAGCTTCGTCGTCATCACCTGGCAGAGTTCGTGGTCCGAGATCGATATCAATGCGGCCTGCGATGCCGGCGGGATGGTGCGGATATCGATCTGACGCGGGATATGCTTTGGCTTGCGGCCCTCGGTTTCGATGGCGCGAAGCTTGTCGATCGGGAGATTCAGAAACTCCCATGTGGTCGGCTGATAGGCTTTTGCTGATTGAGGCATGACGCTACTCCACAAGGTGAACGCTACAAAAAACACGACGGTAGAAAGCAGCCCGCAATCCTGCAGCACGATCTTGACGTAGGATCGCGATGTCATGGCGAGACGGGCAATGTGTTCGATGTCCAGGCCACGTGCGTGGCCGGCGATAATCTGTTGCTTGATGCTGTCGGTGCGCTTGAGCTGAATGCCGTGACGCAGAACGATGGTGCTGACGGTAGGCCGCGGGATCTTGAACGTGCGGGCAACCTCGCGCGCATCCCGGCCCGCCAGATAGGCAGCGCAGACGCGCGCCTCGAAGGCGTCGGAATATTTCCGGGCGCCGGGCCTTTGATGCGAAGAGGCCGGGCGAGCTGATGCGGGTGCTCGCCCGGCCAAGGTCCGCGCGGGTGTCATGCAGCCCTCCGGTGCGCGGATTGGAATAAAATTGGCCGGAACCGTTCCGGCCAGGTGCCGCACCGCTGACAACCTCTGCGATCCTTTCTTGCTTTCGGTGCGGGGGAGAAAGAGGAAGCGGCAGGCGAGTCCGCTACGCCGGTAAAAAGCGCCGCCTGCCGCTGTGAGGGTGATCGATACGCCACGTGATCACCCTGATTTCTTGTGCTGCGCGTTTAGCGCCGCGACAATCAACTCTGCGTCCTGCTTGGCGCGGCCGCGATCTTCCACGTCGACGTCGAACTCGACGTCCTCTTCGGCAATCGTGCAAAGCCGCCGATAGCGGGCGAGGGCGGCGCGGGCTTCGCGCAACATCGCAACGGTAATAGTCGCGTCGTTGTCGACGAAGCTGCCCTCGGCATGCGCGTCGCCCGGTACGTCAGCATAATTGTCAGCGGCCTTCGCGAAAGGCTCTAGTGCCTTCACGAGATCGCGCTTATCCAAATCGTCCAGCGTGGCGTCGATGCGCTTTGATAGTTCGGTATTTGCTGCCTCCAGCGCCTTCACGAGATCGGCGTGGGCGTTGCGGCGCGGACAATGAGCGCCGCGTCCGCCTTTTTATCTCCGAACACATAAGGCTTGCCGGCTTCGGTCGGCGTAGCGGACCATATCTCCGGGTCGTCTTCGTTGTTGCCGATCCGAGCAATCCAAGCGCAGTGCGGTTTGGCCTCGGTCGTCCAGGGCAGCGGCGTGTGCGCCGGCTTCTCAATCCCCACCGCTTCCGTCGCTGCGACCGGTAATGTCTGCCCCGGCTCCTGCATCTTCGGCATCACTTGCCTCCCTCGAAAGGCTGTCCCGCCCGTGCGATCATTGCCCCCGCCATGACCTGCAGGAAGCATTCCCCGTATTGAGAACGAAGAAGATCGGCGCATGCGAATGCGACTGTCTCTGCTGCTTCACCTGGAAGCATTCCCTGTTTCATCGCGTCCATCATGGCGGCGTGAACCAATGCGCGCAGAACGGCGGGGAGGGCGGCGCGGTGTGCGTTGTATGCATCCGTGCCCGGCGCGAGCAGCCGCGGCTCGATCGTCTGGCCTTGCGGAGCGTCTGGCATCACGCGGCCTTCCGCGCCGCCGGCATCGCGCTGGCCGCGATCTGTTCAACCAGGTCGACGATGCGCCGGCGGAGCTTCGGATCAGCGATGGTCGTAAAGGCCTGCGCGATCGTGATGCCGTCCCGCGACGCGATAAACTCGTCCATGAAGATCGGCAGGTGGGCGTCGGCGTTGTTCGGTGATCCTTCGACGGGAGTGAGCCGGTTGCCCTCGAAGAACCACGACACTGGCACCTGCAGGATATCGGCGATCTGCTGCAGCCGGCTTGCACCAATCCGGTTCGTGCCCTTCTCGTATTTCTGGACCTGCTGGAAAGTAAGTCCGAGCGGCTCCGCAAGCTTCTCCTGCGACATGCCGAGCATCATCCGGCGCATCCGGACGCGGGCACCGACGTGCTTGTCTGTCGGGTTCGGTGATTTCTTCATGATCTTGGTCCCTCGAAAACGTGAAACACCAGCGCGCCGCCGCGCAGGAATGCTGAGCCGAGATAGCGGCCGTCTGCGGGGGTGGGGTGACCGGTGCCGACGACTGCTATGGCGACTTGCTCCAGCGGTCTGTCCGGATCGCATTTGAACCAGACGCAGATGGTTTCGAACTGCTCGCGCGCGCATAGAAATTCGCTGCCGCGCGGTACGCTGATCGCCTGTAGCTGCTCGGGCTGTAGCTCCGCTTTCCAGACGGTCTTGTTCACAACACCCCTCCCGCCTTCATCGCCGAATGAAAGATCACCACGATGATCGAAAGGGTGATCACCAAAGCTGCAGTGACAGGGAAGCGGGGTTCGTAAGCGCGGGTGGTCATGCGGGTACCCGGAAGCCAGCCGCGTTGCGATGTCCGCCGCCGCCGAACGTCTTGGCGACGGCGCTCACGTCCTCGCGGCTGTCCTCGCTGCGCAGCGAATAGGTGCGCCCGCCATAAGCATCGACCACGACGGCCGCAAATGGCGCTGTCGGGTGTGCCTTCAGCAGCTCGTGCGCCAAGTCGCTGGCGAAGGCGTAGGGCGCATGCGCGGTCGGCACGTCCTTCCATTTGCCGATGCTCTTGAGTGTTGCGGTAGGCACCATGTCGGCCAGGCGGCGATCATAGAAGCGCTCGATCGCGCGAGCTTCGCCCATCACCGGTGAGAGTCCGGCATTCTCGATCCGATCGTGCAACTGCGACCAGACGTCAAAGTCGTATTCGTAAGACTTCAACAGCAGCGAGAATGCGCGGGTTTCAGGCAACCTCATCCGCCAGAGATCGCGGTCCTCTATGATTTCGATAAGCCACGGCTTCGGCTTGTCCGGGAAACAGAATTCCCATGCGAGCGAAGCGCCGCTGCGCTCCATGTCGAAGCGGGCCGCAACTGCTGGCCGGTCCAGTTCGGTAAGGTCGCGCAACAGTCCGTCAACGTCGGCTGCGACAAACTTCGCAGATCCGCACATGTCGACGCGGAATTCCGCAAGATCCGCTTCCGCCGTCTTGTGATGGTCCAGCATCACGATCGATCGCGCGCCAAAACTCATCATCAGTTCGGACACCGCGTCCGGCTTGTAGGAGAAGTCCGCGATCAGGATGTTTTTCCCGCGATAGTCGAGATCGGGAAACATCAGCCCGTAATTCGTGCCGGCCAGCACCACGTCCGGCCAGCGGCGTTTCACGACCCACGCGGCGGCAAAGCCGTCATCGCAGGGGAAGTGGTGAATACAGATGTCTGGCTTCCAAGCCATCGGATTCACGCCTCCGTTGAAAGGGTGTAAGGTTCCCCAGATGCGTGGGGGAGTTGTGCGTCATGGTTGGGGATGCGATCGCCGGGCTCGGCGCGCTCAAGACGGCCTTCGATCTCGCGAAGGGTCTGAAGGAGATCAGCGACACTGCGGCCCGGAATTTTGCGGTTGCCGATCTGCTCGACAAGCTGATCGCGGCCAGAGAGCACCAGCAGGCGCTCTTGGAGCGCGTAGGCGCGCTGGAAGCAGAGATTGTGAGCTTCAAAAATTGGGAACGTGAGAAGGAGCGTTACGAGCTTAAGACCGTTTCCGGGAACGTGGTGGCTTACATGCTGAAGCCCGCGATGCGCGGCGCTGAGCCACCGCATTGGCTTTGCCCAACATGCTATGCGAAGTCGCAGAAGGCGTTTCTGCAGCCCACCGGCGCGACCACGGGCCGGACGGTGATCTACCGCTGCACCAGCTGCCAGGCCAATTACGGCGCCGTTGGCGGCCCGCACTGGCGGGACTAAGCGCGCTTCACGTGTAACATCGGTGTAAGGGACCATGGGGCCAACCCTTTCGGCGTTGGCCCTACTGATAAGACATTTTGTCTTATCGTGTCAAGACAAAATGTCTTATTAAATTTCCGGCTGTTTATGCCGCTTTTTCACCGCTTCGCGACTTGCGGGTCGCCCGGGCCGAGTCCGCGGGAATTACGGCTGGTCCGCGACCTTTCCCAGTGAACAGCCAGCGCTCCTCGATCCGGGCCGCGAGGCAGAACGGCTCCACATAGCGGTGCGGCAGGAGCGACCGCTTTTCGTATTTGGAATACTTGGGTTGATCCATCCCTAGGAGCGTCGCCATGTCCTCCTGCGAATAGCCGGCGGCGATGCGCGCCTGCTTTGTCCGCTTGGCAAAGGCGTTCTTGAATTCGGTGGCGGGGGCTGGGCTGACCATGGCCCGATTGAGGCCAAATTGTCCTCCACAGTCATGAGACACGTTGGCCTTGCCAAATAAGACAAATTGTCTTATTCGTGATTCGATGATTGGTCCCGCCTCATTCAGCGACATTGTCGCCCTCTGGTCCTCGCCGGCTGCAATGGCCGCAGAGATCGGTGCGCCAGTCCACGCGACGCGCAAATGGGCGCAGCGCGACCGCATCCCGGATGAATGGTGGTCTGCTGTGCTGGCCTCGGAAAAGGCCAAGGCCGCCGGCGTGTCCGCCGAACTGCTCGTGCGTCTGGCCGCCCGCCCTGAAGAGGTGCGGGCATGAGGGAACATCAACACGTTTTCTTGTTGTTGGGCACGCTCGCCGCCGACCGACACTGGCCTGCGCATTCCCATTTCGGCCTCCCCGATATACGCCGGGAACCGGATGGAACCCGGACCATATCGGAACCGTACGGGGTGTTACGGCTGCGTCAACGCATAGTTGCAGCAGACCGCCACGACATATCGTCATCTTCAATTCTTCATAAGTGTTTGCTATGCTCCGCGCCTGAGATACAGCCTGCGCGTGCGGTAGTCTCAAATTCCGCACCCCTGAACGCTCCGGTTGCATCTACTCCCGCGCTCCCCGGACCAGCTTCGCCGCTAACGCCAGCGCAGCTTTCTCATCGGGTATCTCGATCTCGATCAGCGTCCGTCCGTCTCGTTTCACAACACGCAGCACGCATTCAACAGCGGCTTCATCTGCCGCCTTCTTTCGTTTCGCCATGCCGCGTCTTAGCGGGTGAAGCACCGTCAGGAAATGTACCGTTCCGGTTGTGTGAATTAGACCTTGGTCGCGAGGTGTCGTCATGAGCGGCATCTCACGGCGTGGACTGCTGGGCTTATTCGCACTCGCTCCGATCGGAGCCATGTTGCCGGCGCAAGCCGATGACATTTTCATCGGCATAGATTCCGGTACCGTCGACAGGACAGCGATTGCCGTAGTCGGTCGCGACCGCCGCATGTTTGTCATCGCCGACGAGCTACACGAATGGGCGCACGGCCAATTCAGTGTCGCGACGATTTCGCGACTTCGTGCTTCAGCGCTCGGATCATTGCTGCGAGCGGCACCGCAAACTGAGCATCGATCCCATCCCGCCTGTGCTTGTCCATCTGAGACTGGAGGCTCTCGATGAGTACCTCCGGCCGCACAACGCCGGTATCGATCAGCGCCTGCGCCAGCGCAATCAGCGCCATCATCTGCGATGTGAACACGTTCGCTGCGCCTTTGGGGTCCAATGGTTCTGTCAACGTTGCCTCCCTTTCCGAGATGGTGGGCCGCCGCCGGTCTGCCGGAGTTGTGACCTCCGTCAGAAACCAAAGTCCATCTGACGATCGCTTTGCTTCCTTGCTGGCTTCGGATCGGCGCCGCGCTTGTGGTCACCCACATGCTTGCGTCGTCCGCGCGACCATCTCGGATAGCGGCGAACGTACTGATGCTTTGGTCCCAGGCCACGCTTGCGCATGGCTGGTACCTCACTTGTTTGATGCAACCGGGCGTAATCCCGGCCTTCCGGCCACTGGCTGCTCCAGCGACCGCGTTGCACACCGCATCAACAAGGGGCCGGCGGCGGCCCGCCTGCAGTTTAGCGTGCATTGTTGCGTCCCCAAAGTCTGCGGGCGGACAGCCGTACTCCGGGGGTTACGCATTCGGCTATCCGCCCGCCCTCTGACACCGACGGGGAGGCGTTCCGCCGGTGCTGGTCTGGATTTTGTTTCGTTGTGTTGCGTGGGGGCGTTTGCATGCATGGGACTCTACCGGCCGCGGTCGACCGCGCCAGAGAAACCGAACGACAACTGCGTCAGGGCACTGACAGAATTGTCAGTAGAAAGTTCGGAGCGGTCGCAAAGCTGCTGTGGCCGAACAAAACTGCGGTGCATCTCGCGGCCATCGCCAACTCAAACGAGCGCACGGCCTGGCGCTGGCTCTCCGGCGAATACGAGCCCCCGGCCGTCATCATCGCAGCCGTCATCGTCGAAATCACAAAGCGGGAATGACTATGGACAAGATGATTACCAGCCTCGGTGCAATCGTCGTCGGAATCGGCGGCATCTTCTTTCTTGTGATCCTCAGCACGCTATTTGGCGCGCTTGCTGGGTGGGTGGTCGGACTGGTCTTCGCGGACACGATCCTCGGCATCCTTGCGCAGATCGGGATCAAGAATATCGCGATGTGGCAGTTCGGGGCTTTTATGGGCTTCGTTGGTGGCTTCATGAAAACGAAAGTCACCGTGATGGAACGGAAGTAGCCGGAGAGACGGCACCTCAATTCACTTACCCCAGAGCGAAGAGCGCAAGCTGTGCCCGGTCGATCGCCGGTCATGGGCTGATCGGATGGCTGATCGTCAGCGGTCCCCGGTCGGCGGTATCACTGACGACAGCGGACCCGGACGCTGTTGAGGGGGCCTGCGTCTGCAGCGCACGCCTTGCCCGGCATCAATTCAGTTCGGACCGCGGGCGACCGTCGCCCTCCGGTAGCGGTTCCAGTGCCCTGCGAATTGTCGCCGAGTCAGAACAGCGTGGGAATTCAGGCAAGCCAGTACGGGCGCGACGCGGCCTTGTGAAAGCTGGAAGCCACAATGACCGGCAGGGTGCGGTCCGAAGGCATCGCTGGGGCGAACCTACCCGCTTCACCAATCCCGACCGTCCCGATATCGGAAAGACCGAACGGGAATGCATCAACGGTTGCGGCATCATCAAGGTAACGGTGAAGCCCGGAGGCTCATCGCATCCCTATCAGGAATTCTGGAAAGACGGCGAACGCATCGAATGCGAGGGCACG